ATTACGATTAGATTCGATATAAACGTAATAAGGATTGTAGTAATAAGCGCCTTGTGCACCACCATAAATCTTGCCGTAAGTCGCTAGTCCAGGATCGGAATCATAGCTTTTATAAACGGCTGATTTATTGTTGTACCAAGCGTTAAAGAATTCCAATACAAAAGCTTCGTTTAATCGGTCATAAGCTCCGACCGTACTTCCACCAAGCTCAGTTTTGCTCAAACTTTGCAAATTACAATCACGATACCAGCTTCCGGCATCGGTATCGTATTCCAGCGTATAAGGCTGGTAAGCCAAGAACTCGGCAAAGTCAGAAAACGATTGATATGATTGACTTTCAATATCGCCAAATTTGATATAAACCTGAAAAGGATTAGAAGCTGGATCGCTCATCTGTGAGTGAGTTTTTAAAAAACTTGTTTCATAAGCTGAATAGGTATTTTGTAGAATTAGTCCTAAACCGGTCGGAGTATAAGCCCGTAAACTATTTGTATTCAAATCAACGGTTTCACCACGTGCGTTTGTTAGTTTAAACATCAGTTTGTACTCCTTCCTATCATGCTGATAATGTTTTTAGTAAGTGTGGCTTGCTGTCCAGGTGTTAATTTCTGATTACCGGCTTTAACTTCGCCCAGAATTGAACCAACAACGTTAGTCAACACGTTTATAAGCTGGTTATTTTGTCCCAGCAAAGTTTCAACTTTGGAATTATCAGACGCCAACGCTTGATTACCAGTTATCTGATTGGCTTGTTTTAATAACTCAACAGCTCTTGAACGTTTATTCTGACCCAGTGGGACAGCCATTTCTATGCCATCTTCGCCAAAAATAGAAGGTGTGGTGGCAATTCCACCATTTGCATAGCCGTGACCCTGACCTAAATAATAAAGAGTTGAGCCGTAACGGCCTTTGGCATAAGACAATGCCGCAAGCAAGTTATCATAACCGTTAAAAATATCTTTATGGCCAGGAAAAGCGTGGGCGTTAAACGTAGCTGAAATCGTCTGCATCAAGCCTTTAGCCAGATCACCGGAAATCGTATTCGCATCGGTATAGCCATGTTGAGTAACGGTTGGATTGCCACCTGATTCGGTTTGAATCTGACGCAATACCTTGTTGACCATTTCTGCGCTGGTTGATAAACCGTTAGCTTTTAAAGCTCTTTTAACATCGTCTGTCCAGCGAAGCACACTTGTACCGGTCGGGTTTCCGTGTTGTCCTCCACCGTCTTCATCCGATCCAGAAACCAACTTACTAAGAAAACTACCAATGCTCTTAACTCCACTATCAACCATGCCTTTAGAAATCTGGTGACCAGCGTCACCGACTTCTTCAATTGAGTTGATATTAAAGGCTTTTGACGCAATGCCTTCCAAAGTTTTAACAGGGTCAGTGAGTTTAGACAGTACCTTTTCGGCAGCATCGGAAATATTATCAAAAATATTCGAAGCACCTTTACCGACAGAACTAATAAACGATGAAAGGCTATCAGTCCCAGACGCATAACCTGGCATCGTTTTGCCAAGGCCACCACTAAACAGCTTTGCTGTGTCCCTAGCGTTTAAGATGTGGTCGCCTGGATTGAGGTCGACTATTTGAGCGCCATGAGTTCCAACAAAATCGACTTTGCCGGAATAAGGTTGATACCTGGCTTCAATGCCAGCTTCACCAACTAGCGCCCGTCTAGCGCTATTATGGCTAGTTCCAACTGAATAAGCCGGCATGTCCATCGCTGAATAGCTATAATCTTTGTCGCTAGTTTTAATTCCCTTTTGACCAAAGAATTTAACAATTCCGTTGAAAAACCCGGAAATTCCTTTCCAAATCCCTTGTAAGCCACCACCTTGTTTACTGCTGGCTTTCATTGAACCGTTAGCCTGGTTAACAGCGTGAGTTATAACACCGTGTGATTGATCGCTTGCTGCCTTTTTGATCTGATCTTTTTGATCTCTAGCATGTTTGATCGTGGTATCGTGTTGCTTTCTTGCGGCATCATCGGTATCGTTTTGCTGCTTTTGTGCCTTAGAAACAACTCCGTTATATTGATCCCAAGCTGATTGATCGGTTTTTTCTTTCTGATCTCTAGCTTTATCAATGGCATCTTTACGCTGCGTTTCAGCCCACTTCGAATTACCTTTAAATTGGCTTTTAGCAGCGGCAACGGTATCGTTGTATTGATCTTCAGCCGCTTTAGTAGTTTCTTTTCTTTGACGTTCAGCCGCTTTAGTAACATCGTTGTATTGCTTATAAGCAGCTTTAAATATACCGTCTCTTTTTTTATTAGCCAGACTAACAGTCTCTTTGTAATCTTTTTCAGAATTATTAAGGGCTGTTTGAAGTTGCTGATTGGATAACTTACCTTTATTTTTGGTAAGATTCTGCATAATGCTTAACTGCTTGTTAGAAGATAACTGAATCTTGCCCGCAAGTGTTGTATGCAATTTTGCTTCGGCAACCGTTGTAGAAGTGGCATCTTTTAAAGTCAGCTTATTAATAGCTGATTTTTCTTTACGTTCTTCTTCTTTAACGGCTTTGGACTTGTTCTTTTCGTCCTTTTGAACCTGTACGGAATCTATCCCGTAACGGTTCTCATCTGCAATAATTTTTTTACTCCACTTACTTTTAGTGGAACTAATCTTTTTATTCCAAGTTTCTTCAAGCGACTGGCGTTGTTGAGCATAATACTTAGTTACGGCAGTTCGATCAGATTGGCTCATCTTTTCAAACTTCGAGCCCAACTTGCCTTCGTTTTGAATGTCTTGTAAACGTTTTGTATATTCTGCTTTGGTTAGATCACCGTTTTTATAAAGTAACTTAACATCGTCTATATCACGCTTTTGTTTTTTTGCGTAATAATCTTTGGCTTCTTTATCAAGCTTGCTATAAGCCGATTTTGTACTAATCTTAGGTGGTTTTAATTTAGTCTTGGATAAACCTTTTTGAATCTGTTTGCCAAGCATTCCACCTAATTTATCGCCACCAAGTGAACCGATGCCGGCTCCGATAGCTGTTCCGATACCAGGCAAAATAGCCGTTCCAATTGCTGCACCGGCTGCTCCACCGGCAAGGTTTCCGGAAAAAGAACCGGTTTTAGTACCGACATTCTTTTTATTCATGCCGATTAAATCAGTAGAAGCGCCGACTAGGTCTAATACTCCAGTGCCGCCAGCTAAAAGCTTACCGGCTTTAGTTAAACCTCCTAGTTTGCCTAAAAGACCTAATTTACTAGTGTCTTTGGCAACTGTACCAGCTTCTTCGGCAACTTTTCCATCCTTAGCAACGTCTTCGACTTCGCTAACATCTTTTGAGACTTTGCCACTGGCCGAAGAGGTTCCTAAAGAACTACTGCCTTCGGCTGATGAAAGATCATTGTTTTCGGCAAGAACTTTATTTTGTTCTTTTAAGGCGGCTGTTTCTGATTTAATGCCAAAGACTTTAGCAGCCCACTTAATCCCATCACCGATCTTGTCAAAGGTCTTTAAAGTAGTATTAACAAACCCGATACCGGTGTTAACCGCTCCGAAAGCTTTTGATAAAAGAAAAATACTTGCGGCTGTTTTAGCAACTGCTTGCGGGTGGTCAGCAACCAATCCCATAAAAGGCTTAAGCAATGTGTTAGCAATGCCTAGAGAATCGATTAGAACTCTAAAGCCTTCGCCGCCCATTTCCTTAGTCATTTTAAAGAAATTAACTATTTCAGGAGCGTTTTTAGCAATATCATTAGAAACGTTCGTGATGCCTTTTGCAATTCCGTTTAAGCCGTTATTTAAAGTATCCGGGACAGATTTAAGGTTATAGGCCTTTGCAAAAGCCTTTGTGATCGTGTTAAAACCTTTTTCAGCCGATTCACCAATTTTAGCGAACTCGGTATCGACTTTCTTTTCAGAAACCCACTTGGAAACAGCCCCGTAAATCGGGTTTTGAGCTTGCATGATCGGTTTCTCAATATCACCAATCAAGGCCGGGACACGAGCTTTAATAGTTCGTTCCATGCCGACCATCGTTTGAAGCATGTTATCGGCAGCCTTATCGTACTTGCCAGAGCCCAATTCATTGAAGACGTTTTCAATATCGGAAGCCGAAATCTTACCGGCTTTAGCCATTGCAGTTAAGTCGGAAACCGTAACCGTAGAACTCTTATGCGTAGATGCGGAAGCGGCCGCCGCATTAGCAGCATACTCGGCATTATTTTTAATGGCCTGTTTGATTTCGGAATTAGTTACCTTATGGCCTGCCTGAATTTGTTTCTGAAAGATGCCAAACTGCTGAGTGCTAATTATGCCCTTTTGAACATAAGTCTGTAAGTCTTGGGTGCTATTAGTCGTTCCGTAGTGGATTTGATTAAACAGATCAACCATTTTCGTGTTATAAGCACTAACTTGTTTGGTTGTTGCCTGTCCGGTCGATGTGGCTGTTTTACTGGTTTCTTGTAACTTGGTTTCATATTTAGCCAGGTTTTCACGAAACATCGGAAAATATTGAGAAATCTGGTTCAGCATTCCGGCGTTGGCTTTACCACGGGACAAACCGTTAACCATGTCTTGTGTAACTGATTGAATTTGTTGAGAATTCAAGCCAACGGCATCGGCCATGTTCAACATCGACTTAGTCATCTTGTCTGATTCAGTCTTGCTAGAGTGTAAGTGATAGAAACCTTGCTCTAGTTCGTTGACAGTATCAGTAGCTTGCCCAGTTTTAACAGACAAGTCGTTAATGGTTTTAACCATTGCGTTGGCTGCGCCTGAACTACCAGTTAAAGTTAGCCAAACGGCTTGCATTTTCTGCTGTTCTTTATCGTAATCAAGACCGGCATCGATAGCGTCTCTTATATGATTAGTTATCGATTGAAAAGCGTTAGTTATTCCAGCGGCAACTAAATGTGCACCAACGATTGTAGACAATAAATGATTAGCCCTGTCGGTCTTCTCATTCATCGTGTCCAATTTGCTGGTTATTCCATTGAAT